AAGCTTTTGTTTTATCAATTCTTGAGAAACAATATTACTTTTACTACTGATTTAATTACAGGAGTTAAATTGTTTCCATTTCAACATATGGCTGTCAAGTCAATGTTGGAAAGCGATTATTTTTTAGGAGTTTGGTCGCGTGGCATGAGTAAAAGTTATACTACTGGTATTTTTGCCATCCTAGATGCGATATTAAATCAAGGAATAGAGATAGGTATTATGTCTCGTTCTTTTCGTCAGTCAAAAATGATATTTAAAAAGATAGAAGATATTGCCGCCAAGCCTGAAGCCTATCTTTTAAAACAATGTATTACCCATGTATCAAAAAATAATGATGAATGGCTAATGGAAATAGGTAAAAGCCGTATTCGCGCATTGCCTTTAGGTGATGGTGAAAAACTTCGTGGTTTTCGTTTTCATCGTATTATTATTGACGAGTTTCTATTGATGCCTGAACGCATTTATAACGAAGTTATTGTGCCATTCTTGTCCGTAGTTCAAAATCCAACTCAGCGAGAAGAATTGTATAATCTAGAAACTCAATTGATTGAGAAGGGCGAGATGAAGGAGGAAGATAGATATGTTTGGCCCAACAATAAACTGATTGCTCTATCATCAGCGTCTTTTAAATTTGAATATCTTTATAAATTATACGAGCAGTATGATAATTTAATACATAATCCTAAGCCAACAGATTCTTCTAAGCGTTGTGTTATGCAATTTTCTTACGATTGTGCGCCAGTTCAGTTATACGATCAGAATCTAATCAATCAAGCAAAATCAACAATGAGTGAATCGCAGTTCCAAAGAGAATTTGGCGCTCAATTTACAGATGATAGTTCTGGATATTTTAAAATATCTAAAATGGCGCTATGTACAGTACCTGATGGAGAAACACCTTCTGTAGAAGTAGTAGGTAATCCAGAAGATGAATATGTAATAGCCGTTGATCCTTCTTGGTCAGAAACTGAAGGGTCGGACGATTTTGCTATACAAGTAATAAAAGTTAATTACGAAAAACAAATGGGTACGTTGGTGCATTCGTATGCATTAGCTGGAGCTTCACTAAAAGATCATATTAAGTATTTCTTATATATTCTCAAAAACTTTAATGTTGTCGCTATATGTATGGACTATAATGGTGGTGTTCAGTTTATGAATTCTTGCAATGAAAGTGAATTGTTTAAAGACGAAAAGATTGAGTTAAAATGCGTAACAACAGAGTTTGAAAGACCAGAAGAATACCAATCTAATCTATATACTGCAAAATCCGAATATAATAAAACAGATTATAGAACAGTTTTCATGAGAAAACCAACATCGGCTTGGATTCGTCAAGCGAACGAATTATTGCAAGCTAATTTTGATCATCGTCGCATATATTTTGCAAGCAGAGCTATGGATGATCATTACAAGTCACAAATAAATAAAAGAATAGGTATAGAAAATCTTAAATTTTCTAACGTTTCTGATTTGGATAAAGCGGATGTCGGCGCAAGAATGATTGACTTTGTTGAACATTTGTCAGATATGATACTTTTAACAAAAACAGAATGTGCGCTTATACAAATAACAACTTCTGCACAAGGTATGCAAAATTTTGATCTTCCTGCTAATCTAAAACGTAAATCAGGTCCAGATAAACCAAGAAAAGATAGTTATTCAGCATTAGTATTAGGAAATTGGATGACAAAGATTATAATTGATATGAGAACTGTTACTGTAGAAGATAATACAGAAACATTTACTCCTATGTTTATAGCGTAAAAGTAACTTTCAAAGTCACTTTTAAAGTTATAAGTGTAAAATAAAGAATATGAGTCGATCTTATAATAAAAAGTCTTCTTACTGGAATAGATTTTCTAGAGGCGCAAAGGAAAATAATAACAGTAATTTAGAGGACTTGGTTAACAACAATTCTGAATCAGAACCAAGTTTTGTTGGCGATTCTTTTTACGAAAGCTCTGCCAGTTACGAAAGAAATAATTTTTCTGGTTCTGGAGATGGTGGCACTTCTATTAGAAGAAACTTGGCTTATGTAGGACCAAAGATTTATAAATACGCGAATATCCGTGAAGGTTTATTGCCTTTCGAGATGTCAGTTAATGGGTACAATATCCGTGATGCTATCGAATTGTGTCAAAAAGCTTACGCCAATGTAGCTATTTTTAGAAATGCGGTAGATATCATGTCGGAATTTGCTAATGCAGAAATTTATTTAGAAGGTGGTAGCCAAAAAGCTCGCGACTTTTTTTCTAAATGGATGAAGTACACAAAGATGTGGAACGTTAAAGATCAGTATTTTCGCGAATATTACAGAAGCGGCAATGTTTTCTTTTATAAAGTAAATGCTAAATTTACTATTGATGATTTTCAAAGCATATTAGAGACATATGCTAATTACGATGGAGACTCTTATGAAACAAATGTTGAAATTCATAACTACCCAACACCTTATGATGTAAAGAATTTAATTCCTGTTCAATATATTCTATTGAATCCTTTTTATGTAACAGTAAATAGAACAAGTTCTTGGAAGAAAGTTGTTTATCAAAAGATTCTTTCAGAATATGAGTTAGAAAGATTGCAGAATCCAAAAAACGATAGAGATGTAGAAGTATTTAATAGTCTAGATAAAGAGACCCAAACTAAAATAAAGCATGGTCAATGGGCGCAAGACGGATTAAAGATTCAACTCAATCCAACAGATGTAATATATTCTTTTTATAAAAAGCAAGACTATGAACCTTTTGCTATTCCTTTTGGATTCGCCGTTTTGGACGACATTAACTTCAAGATGGAAATGAAGAAGATAGACCAAGCTATTTGCCGCACAATTGAGAATGTCATTCTATTAATAACGATGGGTACTGAGCCTAGCAAAGGCGGCATCAATCATAAAAATATAAAAGCCATGCAAGGCTTGCTAAATAATGAATCTGTAGGTCGTGTTCTTATCGCTGATTATACTACAAAAGCAGAATTCGTTATTCCCGATCTAAATAAAGTTTTAGGTTATGAAAAATATAAAATAGTAAATGAAGATATCAAAGAAGGTCTTCAGAATATTCTTATTGGTTCAGAAAAGTTTGCAAATACAACAGTAAAAGCGCAAGTATTTTTTGAAAGACTAAAAGAAGCTAGAAACGCATTCTTAAATGATTTTCTACGTCCCGAAATGGAACTTATATTTAGAAATTTAGGATTTAAAGGTAAGTGTCCTATTGCTAAATTCGAAGAAGTTTCAATCAAGGATGAAACTCAGTTTAATCGCGTCGTGACTCGCATGATGGAACTTGGAATTCTTCCTCCAGAAGAAGGTCTCAAGGTTATCGAAACAGGTATTTATCCAACTCAAGAAGAGTTAGCCGCCGCTCAAACCAAGTTTGTCGAAGAGCGCAAGAAAGGTTTTTATAATCCAATCGTTGGAGGCGTTCCAGTTATTCCTCCTGCGATGCCAGAAGTTCCAAATATTGGAGCCAAGCCACCAATGAAGAAGACTACAACTCCAACTGAGAGAGGTCGTCCAATGGGGGCTAAAGCTTCATCAATATTTGCTAAAGAAGCTATTGCCAAAACGATGGAAAGCACAAAAGTTTTATATTCAATCATCGAAGGCGAATTAAAAACAAAATATAAAAAGAAAAAGCTAAATGAAGAGCAAAAGAAGGTAGCTGAGAGTTTATCAGAAGCTATTATTATTGGTTGCGAAAATGAAACTTGGGAGACGGTAGCAAAAACAGTTGTTAAAGATCCTTCTATATTAGATAAGGTCAGCATACTACCAGGAATTCAAGAATTGGGCGCAGAACATCAATTAGAGACATATTCTGCTGCTCTTTTATATCACAGTACTAAATACTCAGTGTAAATTTATATATTATGTTTAAATATAGAACGTCATTTGAGAATTTTGTAACCGCTAGTCTAAATTTTGATACCAATGTTCTCGTATCTAAAGCTTCTTTAGATTCTCTAAAAAGCCTTATCCCTTCATCTGTTAACTTGGATACAAACGTTGATTTAATTGGGGCGGCTTTTAATGCTGCACTGGTTAATAAATTCAATAAGAATGGCGACGGCATCGATACTAACACTGCTATTGCATTCAAGAATTATTTTATTCATAAGCCAACTAACATTGAGCATAAAAAGCAAAGAGTAGTGGGGCATATTGTTAATTCAGCTTTTTCTGCTATCGGTTCTAATAAGATTATTTCAGATGAAGATGTAAAAGGAAAGTTAGATCCATTTAATATTTCTTTGGCGGCTGTAGTTTATAAGACTGTTGATAGAAGTTTTGCTGATGCTCTCATAGAATCAAATGATCCTGAATCAAATCTATTTCAAAGAATAAGTGCAAGTTGGGAAATTGGATTTAATGAATATATGGTTGCAGTTGGCAGTGCTGATTTGAGCCAAGCAGAAATAATCACAGATAAAAAACAAATAGAAGAATTTAAAAAGTATCTAAGAGGCTTTGATGGTCCTGGAGTAATGAATGACGGTACTCCAGTTTATCGTTTAGTCACTGGTCGCATTTATCCATTAGGAATAGGATTCACAACCAATCCTGCGGCAGACGTTCAAGGAGTAATTATTGATGACGGTTCTTCTGAAATGATTAAAAACGATACCGAAGCTGAAGAAATAGAATCTTTTGAAGTAAATTCATTAGATTTATTACGAATAAACAAGAAAATATTTTCACAAGAAGAAAAAACGACTGTAAATACATCTAAAATAAATACTATGGATCTAGAACAAATACTATCCGCACTAAAGACCGTTCTTGCTGAAAAGCAAGAAACTGTCAACTTTAATGAAGAGGCCGTTGCTAACATTTCTCATAAGATCGCCGAAAGCATTAAGTCAAAGAACGACGAATTTAAGTCTCAACTTCAAGCTGCTGAAGAGGCTAAATTAAAGGCTATCGCTGAAACCGAAAAGTTGCGCGAAGATCTAAACGCTACAATTTCTAAGCTTGGTGAACTAGAGTCCGCCGTAGCCGCCAAGAATAGTCAAGAACTTTTCAATACAAGAATGGGAATTCTAGATCAAGAATTTGATTTCGATGATCTTGATAGATCAATTTTAGCTAAAGATATTACTTCTTTAGATAGTTCAGACGAAGCATTCGCTTCTTATAAAGAAAAGCTTTCTGTAGTTTACAGACACAAGAGCAAAGCTTTTAAGACTGAACAAGAAAAAGTTTTCCAAGATAGACTCGAAGCCGAATTAGCTAAGAGACTAAAGGATACTCAAACAGTCGCTCAAGCGACAGAAAAAACCGTACAAGTAGAAACTGCTTTGGCAAACGCCAAGGAAGAAACTGCTGTTATTTCTAGTCAGATTGAAGTTACTGAGGCTCAACCCTCTTGGAAAGAAAAGATCGCAAAAGCTTTCTCGAAAGAAAACATAACAATTAAATACTAAAAATATATGTCACTAAGATTATATCCATTCAGACAATATAGCGACTTTGACGTTGTCAATATGTTCGCCAATACCACCTGCGATGATAATCCATCTACCAATGGTAATGGTTCCGCTGGTGTTTTCGTTAAGGTAAACGCTGGTAACTTGGATCTTGATCCAATTACCTACGGAACCAACGCTTATCTAGGTAACACTGACTATCCATTCCTTGGAGCCGCTCAGTATCCTAGCGTTCCTCTTACCTTCACTGCGGCTACCAATGACGCTCCTGTTCTTGGTATTACGCTCAATCAAACACTCGCCTTTGATGAAAATGGTGAAAAGCTCCTCTATAATCCTGTAAAGAGACAAGAGCTACAAGCCGTTCTCTCTGGACAAGCTGTTCCAGTAGCCACCCGTGGTATCTTCACTTTGAATGATACTGCTGTTGACTGGGTTGATGCTAACATGGTTGTCAATTCTCACCTTCTTATCTCTGCTAATGCTGGTAAGGTTACCGGATTGGCCCCAACAACTTCTGGTCCTCTCACTGGTCAATATTCTATCATCGGTAAAGTATTGGCTACTGGCAGCAGATCCAGTCAAAATGGTAAGAGCGACTATTTCGCCGGTACAACTACTGGTAAATACGTTATCGTACAAATCGATTGTACCAACGCCTCTGTACTCTAATCTTTAAATATAAAATAACATGAAAATCGTTTTAAAAAGAACAGACGAACAAGTTGAACTAATCAAGGCTATGGCTTCTCGCAACCGTGAGGTTGCTTATGAAGCTCAAATTGCTTTAGCTCAGTTCATTGGACCCGTCCTCGCTGAAGTTATTAATAACGCTCCTACCGTTTCTAATCTCTTCACCAGCCTCCAATTCAACGCTGAAGATAATCCTTCAATTCCTTTGGATCTCTACTACGACATTTTTGACGAAGATTATATCAAGGTCTATAGTCAATCTGTTGCTGGTGGTCTTCCTCAGAACATCGTTCAACCTACAGCTTCAGAGCTAAAGGTTGCTACTTACAAGCTCGACAGCGCTGTCGCTTTCGACAAGAAGTACGCTGCTAAGAGCCGTCTAGATGTAGTTAGCAAGACTTTCACTCGCGTAGCTCAAGAAGTTATGCTAAAGCAAGAAAGAACTTCAGCTAATCTTCTTCTTACCGCTCTAGCTCAAGCTTCTACTGGTAATGATCCTGTTGCCGCTAATAACTATCACGTTTTCCGTACTGCTGCTGCTGGTCGTTTCGTTCTTAACGACTTGAACAAGTTGTTCACCAAGATTAAGCGTATTAACGCTTCATTCGTCGGTGGTACTCCTTCTGGCGCTCGCAGAGGATTGACTGACCTCATCGTTTCTCCTGAAATCGTTGAGGAAATTCGTGGTATGGCTTATAATCCTATTAACACACAAGTCGCTCCTGTTACTGTTGGTTCTAACACAGCCGGTAACGCTCCTGTAGTTGCTACAGATGCAGTTCGCGATCAAATCTTTAGTCAAGCCGGTCTACCTGAATTCTATGGTGTTAGCATCATGGAAATTCTCGAACTCGGAATTGGAAAGAGATTCAACACTATCTTTGATACAGTAGCAGGTGCTACAGCTTACGCTGACCACTATAGCATTCAATCTTATGGTGGTACTGCCACAGCTTTCAATGGCGCTACTGAAGAAATCATTGTTGGTATCGACAGAAGCCGTGATTCTCTAATCCGTGCTGTAGCTGTTGATTCTGATACTGGATCTGAATTCAATCTCACTGCTGATGATCAATATACTCTCCGTCAAGGAAAGATTGGTTATTATGGTGGTCTAGAAGAAGGACGTATGGTTCTCGACAATCGTGCGTTGGTCGGTCTAATTGTCTAATATATACGGTTAAACAAAATTGGCGTTATCCGAAAGGGTAACGCCTTTTTTATTGAATTATTTAAATAATAACAAACTATAATATATGGCTAAAAAGCTCGTAAAGAAAGACGATAAGAAGTCTAAAAAAGATCAAGCTCCAAAATCAGCTTTGGATGATCTTATTCTAGCTGATGGTAAAGTAACTGAGCCGCTGGAAGATCCAGATATTAAAAAAGTAAAAGAGCTAGAAGAAATTTTAGGTGTAAAAAAAGTTAATCCCTTTGGGACTTATAACTTAGAAGTTTTTAAAGAGAAGTTGAGCGACATGACTAACTTAGATTTACAAAATTTATGTGAACGAGTTGGTATTTTCGCTAGTGGATCAAGAATGCAAATTAAAGAAAAGTTGTTGCGCGAATTCAAGTCGGTAGCAAGAGGCACAATCTCTATGACCGCTGAATCTCCTAGTGTTCAACTAGATCCCAATAATCCTTTGCATAAAAGAACTTTAAAAATTCTTGGTGAAATATAATATATATTACAGTACATAATTATGGAACAGAATCAAATTAATCTATCAACAGTAACTGACGTTCAACTAAAGGCGTTTGCCTATGATGAACTAGGAAAGATCGAAGTCGCTCAAGCTAATCTTCGCGTTATCAATCAGGAGCTTGCAAATCGTGCAAAGGCTTCTGCTGGTGCGTCTAGCAATGGAGTAGTGAATCCAGATCTTCCAGTAGTTAAGTAATATTAAATAACTCACGAACCCAAGCGCAAGCTTGGGTTTTTTTGTCTCTATATTTAATATATGGTGTAATA